TATTATACCATACTTCTGGCTTAATGTAAACCATTTTTTTCATTTTTTCATCATATTCGTAAATACCATGCAACGTATAATCACCTGAAAGTGCATCACCAATCCAACCATATACTCTATGGTTTAATTGTCTTGGTGGCCAATCTGTTCTTTCTTGTTGCATTATACGCCACATATATTCATCAATTCTTTGATTTAATTTATATCTAGAATAACTTACTTTATGTTCAGCCTCAACGTCATCCTGATCTATAGTATCAAAATACTCTATATGATTATCTCTATGACCTAGTTGTGTCAATGATATCCATTCAGCATAGTGACCTTTTTTAGTATTTGGTAATATATCAGTTTCAAAACATCTATGTGCATCTTTTTTATTACTTTTAATTAGACGTGCTTCGTATGTAGCTCTTTCATGAACTAACTTTTCATCAAGACCAATTTCAAATATGTTCCAATTAAACATCGGCTTCGTAAATAATACCTTGTTCGTTTAATGCTGCTCTATTCCAAAGGTGTCCTTGTTCTGTATCATCTTTAGATTGACCAAAATATGGTACTGCATGATACTCATCAATCATTTGTTGATTTACACTATATGAACTACTACCAACAAATAATTCACCAAGAATTCTACCAAACTTACCTTTGCCGTGTGATTGTAATTCAACATTACCTTCAGCTAAGATTGATTGTAAATGAGCCTTGCTTGCTTTTCCATAAAATTTTTCTTCTAAATCACGAGTCCTAGATTCAGGAGTATCGATACCCATCATTCTAACTCTTTGCTTTTTATAAATCATACCAAAGCCTAAATCAACATCGACATCAACTGTATCTCCATCAACTACTCTGGTTACGTATACTTTATACCTATACATTATTTCTCCTATTTGTAAAATATATGATCTTCAATTTGAGTCACATATTCTAATTCATCTGCCCAATATGGATAGATGTAATCTGCATGATACCACAATGAACCTTCAGTGATATCTTTATAAACACCTGTTAAAACTAAATCAGCAATATATAATGATTTAATCCATGTTGCTGAATCAACAGGTTCATCAGATAATCCATCGCAATACCAACTAAATTGACATTGATTCCTAATAGGAACCTCATTACCTTTCCAATTAATTTTTGTTTTTGCTTGATAAATTACATCACAAACTTTATTTGGAAATTGTAAGTCGTCAACTCTATTCATTACTACATTAGCTACTGCTAATCTACCTGCAAAAGATTGATTTGCTGATTCAAAATAAATATTTTGTGCCATGCAATATCGATCCATTGTTTCTTCTTCTGCAGATCCATGTGCTTTACCTGCAGCTAAAATAAAATACAATATTACTATTGTCCAACCAAACCCTAATAGGATTTTATCAAATTTTTTCATTACTTAACCCCCAACATAGTATTTTGAACAGCATGTCTTAATGTTGTACTACTAAATCTATGTGCTCTATTATTAAAATATAATTCAATATCTCTTTCTTGACATATATCCTTACCCGTAAACTCTTTATGTCTATACTCTTCGCCTAAAATACGAATGTGTATTGTATACAATTCTAAAATATCCATTAAGTCTCGTTCCGTAGAATAAGGAATAATCTCATCAACATATCGAACGGCTTTTAATTGTGTATATCTTTCAACAACTGTTTGAATTGGTTTATTCTTTTCAGGTCGATCGATATTAGGATCTATTTGTAATCCACACATTAAATAATCACATTGTGATTTTGCTTCTCTTAACATTTGAACATGGCCAGCATGTAATAAATCAAATGTGCTACATGTAAATCCTATCTTCATAAATTATTCCTAAATACAAACTCAATAGCTCTTTCAGCTTCTTTTACAAAATCACGTTTTGCATACCAGTTACCTGTATCATTATCTAAGTCTTGACATATCCATGCAATTTCTTGTGCAGTAATTGGATATCCACGTTGCATAGCGTTGCCTGCTGTTGATACCATTATTTGATACATTTTTGAATACCAGCCAGTTTTGTTAATTAATTTGTATTCATCAACATGGTGCTTACTTACAAAAGGGCAGTCGCGATATCCGGTCCATGTAAAGTTAGTGTTATTGAGTTTTCCTTTTCTGTGCTCGATGAGTCCTTGTTTGATTGCATCTGGTAGCTTATCGAAAAACGATTCATTTGGTACGACGTATCTGTGTTTGGCCATAATACTCCCAGGGTCCATAAGTTTTCCGGGATGAGAGAATATGAAGTTGTAAGCTCCCCTGTATTTGCTAGGGATGTAATACATTCTGGATAAATCTTTTGTTTGTGCATCTGCAATATCTCCTATTTCTTTATTTAATGCAAACCAAAAATGTTTAATGTTTTCTGCTTGTATGTATTCTGTTAGTGGAAATACTAACCTGAATTTTGGATGTTCTTTAGTGGATGATGCTGTTGAATAACAGACGTATCGATATTCAGAATACTTTTTATGAATATCATCAATATCACCTTCATAATCATCAACATCGACAATGCCGAAACCACCCCAGCCGGTTACATTGGAATTTGCTCGGGTAGTCTCGGTCTTATAAATTGCCGGCGAGATTAGTGGTGCATCAGTTTTCTTTGGATACTTATCACTTTCAGCTAGTTTATATAATACTTGTTCAAACTGATCGAATGAATCGTAATCCATACGTTTTTCAGTTTTGTTATCATATATTGAATCAAAGATCGTTAAGCTTACCATGATTTCCTTCGTGTGATGGTGCTTCCCAATCTTCTGGTTTTACTAAATCCGGCACACCAAGCGGATTTGGTCTTGTTGATTTGACACCAACTTCTTTTTGCATATTAGCTTTTAGTACTTCATCCCATGCTTTATATGGATCAACTCCAAATGCATCAAGAGTACCAATAGCAACAACACATAAATCAATAAGGCCATCAACTACTTCTTCTGCATCTTTTACCATATATGCGTTACGAGTTTCATCGAGTTCTTCTTGTAAGAAGCCAATACGAAACTTTAAAAATGCTCTTAGAATATCAGGGTCATTTATATTTTTTTCAACCCATTCGCGAGTCTGATATTTTGTTTGCATATCATGAATATCTTTTACCCAATCTTTACTCATTATCCAATCACCTTTTTATCTGGTACTACGATTCCACTTGACATAGATCTTACTTGATCTACCAATTCATCAACTGGATCACAAATCATAAGTACATGTGTTCTGCTAATAACAAAGCTTTTATCTTTTGAATAGGCCATGAATGGAATAAATCCAATCTTACCTGGTTCAGTTGCTACCATATTATAAGCATCACTAATTTCAATTTCATCTGATCTTTCGATCACCTTTCCAATAATTTCCTCACCTGAGGTTAATCTAACTAATTTCATTTTTTTTCTCCAATGTTATATATTATACCACAAAATGCAGTATTTGTAAACTGTTTTTTATCCAAAGAAATCATCAAGCGTTGCGATCTCCTTTGATGACCAACCCACAGCATCAAGAATTGGTTCAATTGGGTCAAGAAAAGTTTTTTGAAACTGTGTTTCGTAATCAATATACTTTTCAAGTCCAAATTCACGAGGCAGATAATCGATAAACGAAATAACGTTTTCGTGAATTTTGTTTGGTTTACGTAGATAAACAAATTTTAGTTTATCGCCGTTTTTGATTTGTTCGTATCGTTTTTGTAGTGCAAGATCATTTACTTGTTTGTTGTAAAGTAATGCGCCACGTACGTGAATTGGTGTACCTTTTTTGTATATAGTACTGTTGTCTTTGAATTCACGAACTTTTGTAGCACCACGTGGAAACGCGATATCATGAGCAGATAAAGTATTGAAATGTGATTTAAAACTTTCAATGGCTTTTTGTGTTTGTGATTCGTTACCTTTAATGATAACCTTGAATATTTCTTTAAGGGCATCACGACATGGTGCAGGCGTTGAAGATTTAATAGCTTCAATACCCATAATTTTTAGTTTAGGTTCAGCGTAACGAACACCTTCGTTATCTTGAACATTTAGAATGTAACGTTTTTTAGCTGTCCATATACCACGATCAGCAATACATTCACGTTTCATAACCATGCGATTTGATATACCACCAAGCTGAGAATAGAGATTATCATAAGCTGCAGCAAGGACAGGTTCAAACTTTTCTTCACAGACTTTATCTAGAAAGTCGGTTGGATTTTCTGGTTTAACTGCAGAGGTAAGATCATCTAAGCCCACATACAAACTGTCGGTGTCGATAGCAAGTACGTAATCTTTGAAGGATTTATCTTTTCGCAATATTTTGTTGAGGTAGTGATTAAGTGCATATTCAGCCCATCGTATTGTAAGTTGACCTGTGAGAGTAATTGCTTCTGCAACTCGTTGATCGAAGAATCTGAAGTACTGGTTGCCCATAGCACCATAGAGAGAGTTAAGCAGAATTTTAATAGACATTTGCTGATTTTCAGCGATTGCGATATCTCTTTCGATTGCATATAATTCCTGTTTGTCTTCTTTATCGACTGTTTGTAGTTTACGTTGAGCATCGATCATTTGTTTTTTGATTTCAACACGTTCACTGTACATTTCATCAATAATAGTTGGAATGATACCTTTGTATTCAGTGTTGAAGTATTGGCCATTAGCTGCGAGTGCTTTACCACGATTATCAGGTTTGTAGGAACCAGCCAACATACCTTCCAAATCAAATTTAGTAATTTCACCTTCAGCAATAGTTTCTGGCGACATGTTATATTGCATAATGATCGATGGATAAAGTGAATTAAGATCGAAGCTGACAATATTTTCGTGTATGCCAACATGCGGATCTTTTACATAGCCGCCAGGATAAAATGTTTTTTGTTGATCTTTTTTCATAGGAACAGCAATCTTATGTTCATATAGTTTACGATAAATGATTGTGTCCCAGATATTTGTTGTACCAAAAGTATCGTTGTAATTTACGCCAGCTTTGTAAGCCATGGTCATACACAACGTAATCAAACCAAGTTTATCTTCGAGACGATCAACAAGTTCGACGTCTTTGATATTATAGTCAATAAACTTTTGGTGATTGGTTTGATATAAAGTATGTAGTGAACCTGCTTCTTCATATGAAAGTTTACGTTCACCAAGAACCACATGAGCAATGTGATCAAGTTTGTATGTTTCTTGTGGGCCGTATGAGTAACCAAACTTTTTGAATAAGTCAAGGTAATCTAGATTAGATAGACCCATGATAGTATACCGCTTACCATTACGTGCAGTATTTTTACCAGGTATTTCGTCAATTCTCATCGCATTACGATTTTGGTGATATGGTGAAAGTCGTTTAGCATAAGCCTCACCAATCAATTTACACATACGATTGTACATATAAGGAACATCAAAGAATGAAGTATTCCAACCTGTAATGACATCAGGAATGTTAGATGGCTTTGACCACCAAGTAATAAAATCAATTAGTAAATCAGCTTCAGTATCGAAACGTTTGTATACAACTCTGTGTGATTTCATATACGAAGCAGAAACATCGTATGCGCCGAGACCCCATACGTAATAAGTATTATCGATATTATTTTTACATGTGATAGAAATAATAGGACTATCAGCTAGTTCTGGTTCGGGGAAACCATCGTCAGACGCAACCTCAATATCGATCGTAGTGACATTTATTTTGTTACGATCAAATTGGATCTCACCAGGAAAATAGTCATTGATAAATGCCGCGGTATAGTTGGTATTACCATGGATATGGAGTCCGGCGACTTGTTTATTGTTATTCATCCATTCTTTAGCAGAATTCATGGAATCAAATTTGACTTGGCCAACTGGTGTACCGTCGAGTGCTTTCCACGCAGATGGCTTGTTTGTTGCCACAAAAAGTGATGGTTCGTATTTTACTGTTTCTTTGATTTTTTTGTTATGGTCATAACCACGGTAGTAGATGTAATTACCGTATTTTGTGACGTGTGTATAGAATTTCATAATGTAACCATTTCCAATTTATAGTATATATTATACCACAGTT